TTTAGGCAGCTTTTGCCCAGCCACATCAAACTTTGACGCCAGCTCAAAAGAAACGATGTTGCGATTTTCTGCCGCCTTCCGATCAACAAACCATCGCTCCTCAGGAAAAGAAGCGTAAGGATCAGCATCGCTGTTGCCTCCTGAAAAGTTTGCTGCATCAAGAAACTTCTTCAGTGTCCGGATGCGACGGACCTCTGCTCCTGCCAAGTCGTTGCCAACCGTAGTGGCGTTGACGACCAAAAGCAAAGCCGTGATCAAGCTGCTTGAGTTGTCAACAGTGAGCGTTGGACGCGGCAGCGTTCCTGTGTTCTTGTACTCAAACCCTTCGGCCATTACAGGCACACGCTGGTACGTCTCCCCGTTCCAAACAATGTTGCCAGTTACAGCGTCATTGACGCCTGAGTGCCAGCGCAGAATGTCAGAACTGCCGTGCAGGTTGTTGTCCAAACGCAGCTCAAACAGCTCGATAATTGCGCTGGGGTTCAGAACGCTTAGCTCTTCGTAAACGCTTGGAAAAGCCGTCCAAGTAACCGTATTGTCTTCAGTTGTATTCCCGCTTTCGGTCGGCCAGTTTGGCTCACTACCGCCTGACGTTCCAGCAACTGTGCAGCGAAACCACAAGCCCGTCGCTTGATCAGTTACTGCTCTGCGGATGTCACCGACAGCAAATGCTGTGCTAGCGGCCCATGCTGCTACTGCCATTACGGTTCAAAGACTTGGCGGAACGTTGCTTGGATCGTGGCACGATTCAAATAAGGAATCGACTTGCTCCAGCTTTCGCAAACAAATTTAGAGCTGCTAGCTTCCCCTGGTGGTGTGAAGTCAAAACTTTCCATGCTGTTAGCCGCCCTGGCATCCAAAAACGTTTCGATCGTGTCAGCGTCAGTCTCTGACACCTCAAACGTCAAATTAAAAGTCTTAGGGTTTTGATTTAAACCAAACGTAAGTCGGGTTTCAAATCCGTCCCCGAATTGCACTCTGCGGAAGCTTGGTGCGTTTCTTTTTTGGATGCCGTAGGTCGGCGTGATTGACGGGAAAGTAGCCATCAGCTTGCGAGTAGGCCGCCAGGACGTTTTTGCTTGACTAGCTCAGCCTGCACTGCAGCGCCAAGCATCTTGCCAAGTTGTGCTGCTTGATTGGAGTCGCCTTCAACAGACGAACCAGAAGCATCCACGTTCACCACAATGTTAGAGCCGCCCATTGCGTTGTTTGGAACGATATTGCCTTGCGCTCCAGGGACAAACAACTCAGGGCCTTTTTCGCCAACTAGATACGGTGTTCCTGCTCCGACCGCTCCACCAAGCGCTTTCCCGCTAAACGCATTCGTGAAATCGCCAGCGTTAAAAGGTTGAGTTACATACTGCTGAACTCCGCTGATGTTCAACCCCTGAGAGGGTGTAGCCCCTCCACCAAGGAAGTTCAAGCCGATGCCCAGGATCTTCATCTTGATCTGAGCTGCAATCATCTGTGCAGCCATATCAATGAAGTGATCGGCTGTGCGCTGGAACAGGTTGGCCAACGCCTGCTGAGCAGTCATGCTGCCCGTAACAAGCCCCTTAAACGACTCGCTAAACGCTCCACCAACAGTTTCAGCGAGGCCAATCAACTGCCTAGCGGGATTCATCAGGTCATTTAGCTGCCCTTGAAGTTTTGTCAGGTACTCCTCTAAGACCTCACGATCGCTTTTTGGCGCTAGCGCTTCGTTAATTGCGCCCTCAGCGCCTTCTTTTTTCTCTTCAAGACCTGCAATCTTGCGCTCAATCTCTTCGAGAGCCGCTACCTGACCTTTAATAGCCTCTTCTGTTGCGCCTTCTGCCCGAGCTTTTGCAATAGAAGCCTTAAGGCTTGCAACTTCAACATCAAGCCTGTCGATCAACCTGTCATAAGTCCTGTCCAGCTGTTTCAGTTGTTTCTGCAGCTCAACAGCTTGTTTTGCAGCAGCAGGCGTACTGCCTTGTTCAATTAAGCGTGCATACTCCCTTTCAAAAGCAAGTTTGTCCTGATTCTTGTGAATAATGTCATCTAAGCGCTCGTTAGCCCTTCCGATGGCTCGATCAGTTCTTTCTGCCTGACGATCTATAGCTTCAATCGCACGTTCAATAGCTCTTTCCTGTTTTTTAATTTCTTTTGATCCCGTTCTGTATTTTTCATTCAACTCAGCAACTCCACGCAAATACCGCTCTTGCAGCTCAAGCGCTCTGCCAATTAGATCAATTCTGGGAGCTTGAACGTTTTCAGCCCTTTCTTCACCAAATTCTTCAGCTGTAACTGGACCTTCAAGCGTAACGCCAGCTCGCATTCCCGCCATCATGCCTAGGTTTGCGAACAAAGAGTTAATTCGATCCATAAATTTGACATTCTTTTCGTTCTCTTCTGTTGTCTCTTGACTCAGCTCAAGAACAGCTTGTTGCAATGCAACAGCAGTGCTTAATGCTCCATTGGTTTCTAGGTTTGCACGCAGCCGATCTGCCGCTTCAACGCCGATAAGCTTCTCAAGCGATTGAATTGACTGAAGAGCTTCTTCCTCTCCAAGCCGTGCATTAACAAGAGCTTCAAATGTTTTTGCCCCTCCAACTGGGCCAAACACTCGTGCCAGCTCCTCACGTAGACCAGCATCTCTAAACTGACCAAACTGACCAATCAGTTCAATAGCTTCTTCTTTAGCAATACCCAACTCTTTAGCCAGAGCTTTTACATCAGCTGCAGTTGTCAGCGATGTGTCTCCACTGATAGTAAGAGTGGCGTTTAAGACTGATAACTGCTGCTCAAAGTCCTCAATGTCTGCAATGGCTTGACCAGCAGCTGTGCCAATAATTGACAACGCAAATCCAAAGCCGCCGCCAATCGCTCCACCAGCCAAACCGCCCAGTGCGCCGCCAATCGAAGCAGCTCCACCTTGGCCAAACAGCAGCGGGAATCCTCCACCAATGGCTGCGCTACTGATTGCACTACCAATTCTTTGCCTACGTTGCTGGCGCTGCAGCTCAAGAACTTTTTTGTCGGCAGCAATAGATCTTTCTTTTTGAGCAGCCAATGCTTGCTCGTTAGCAATCAATACCTGCCCAAGATCTACAATTTTTTCTTGAATTAGATTGCGCTCTTTGTCCTTGCCAACCAACTGAGTAGCAAGAGCAAGCTCAAACTTTGTATTAAAAGCAATCTGACTCGAAAGCTTGAGACGCTCCTCCTGGGCCTTTTTCCTCAACATGCCTAAACGATCAGGCTGAGGACCAATAGCGACTGCGTATTGCCCCATACCTCGCTGACGCTCGGCTGCGATTGCCTCAAGTTTTTTACGCTCTGCTATTTCTAAACGCACAGTTCTCAGCATCTCTGCACGTCTTGCGTGCATATTTCTTGTAAACTGAGCGGCTGTTTCCTCCTCTAAAACTTTTAATTCTTTTTGTTTTTTTATCAGCTCCTCCATCATGGCCTTTTGTCTTTTGGCCTGAGTAACAAAAGGAGTTGCGTCTATAGGTTTATTAAACTTGTCAACCGCATTTTGAAGCTGAGTCAGCTCTCGCTGCAGACTCTTGATCTTAGGTTGACCTTTTACGGCAACCTCAATGTCTACGTTGTAGTTGGCCACAAGCGCTAACGCAGACAGTCCTCACTGCAGTTTAACGCCTAGCCATAGCTCGCGCTCCTCTGCCCATTTGCACCTGATCAGCGGCTTTTTCCCGCTCTTCAGCTTGCAACTCAAAAAATGCAGCCCAACCGACTAGCTCTTCGTGTGTAAGCGATTGCGAAAGCTGAGCCACTGTTGTACCCAGCTCTTTCGCAAGAGCGTACATGAAGTACCAGTCTTTATTGGCTTTTGAGATCTGCTTTCGCTTCCTCCACCTTGTTTTCCGCTCCAGAAGACAACATCGCTAGCTGGATTTCCTGTAGCACCGTTGCGTCTACAGCATTTTTGAGTTGAGCTTTTTCGCCGTCCTGAAACAAGCGCTTGCCATCAGCATCAAGCGCTTTTTCGATCATCATGCCCAACGCAAAGTCGTTGGCATCGTCAGTACCCGTTTTTTTCTGGATCGACTCGCGCTCTGCGATCGTCAACGGATGCCAAAAAATCTCCAGCACCACTTCATCGCCAGACTTGACCTCGTGCTTGTAAAGCTGGCTGACGCCGAACTTGTTCCGAAGCAGCTCGGTGGCTCGCATAAAATACTAGCGTTTGCGTTACTATACTAGACAACCGCCGTAAATTGACATCCAATTACGCCGATAAAGTGAGAACGCTCGTCAACCTCTAGAGGGGTTGGACCGCTTACGTTCATAACGCGAGGTGAAACGTTAAAAGTATCGCTATACCCAGGGGCATTTACCGAGGTCAAGCCGTCAATAATTGACTCGCTGATTGCCGAAAGAACTGCCGTTCCAGCAGACTTGGGAACATACACATTGCAGATCACCGTCCCGCTGTAATAGTCGGTTGATGCTCCCTGGCGCTGGAGCGTTGACTGAGCAAAGTCAACGGACATCAAGACATACTTTTTGGTTTTACCTGGCGTCGTAAAACGCACATTGTCGTAGACCATTTCTACCGTTGCATCAGCAGCAACCACCGCATCGGTTACGGCTTTTTCAAAAGCAGCTCGGGCGTTTACAAGAGTCATGATCAAAGAAGACGTTCGTAGCCGGTTGCGCGACGACCGCCAATGTCGTCGAATGGTCGCACTCCAACCTGGATTCCAGCAGGCCTCTTCTCTTGAAAAATTTGATCAATCTTTTGCTGCTGATCTAAGACAAACTTAAGAGTAACTCCTGCGTTTCGTGCGTTTTTGTTATCGCCAAGAGCCCAGTTGCGATAGTCAGTTGTGTTACCAATAAACACTCTGGGATTAGCGCCCTTTAACATCTTAAAGTTATAGTCTTTTACGGCAAAACGAGGCTTAATTACGCCAGGCTTTAGTCCACGCGATTTGTGAACCTCTGCCCAGGGCTCCTGCGTTCGGCGACGTTTATCGCTGGGCATACCCTTGCTAGAAGAGTCTTTTTGAATTTGCCTGGTATCTGCTTTCCAGCTTGATGCAAACAAACCTGTATAGACAGGACTGTACTGAGGTGTCGCTAAATCAGCAAGAGCCGCAATAATAAATTCATTAAAACGCTGATCAAAATACTTTTCAAACTCATTCTCAAAAGCGCCTAAATTATTTTTTTTAGCCATCAGAACACCACCTCTACAATAAACAGGTACTCTTGATCGCCTTTATAGGTTTTTATGTCAACAATCTGAGCAACACGATTGGAGCCCGCATACTTCAACGTAATCGTGTCCTCAAACGTTGGTTGGTTGTCTCCGATCAAATCAGGAGTGATATAAAGCTTTGCTTCTCGCTCTTCGCGACCCTCCTCCTCCTGAGAGCGCACAAACTCGACTGGCACGTCAAACGAGTAAGCCGTGTCCGTCGTCGTCAACGCTCCAGTGCTGGTGTTGTAAGTCGGAGATGCCTTGCGGGTGTACGTGATCGTGTGATCAAACGACT